GTGACGGCGGGGGCACAGCGTGCGCCGTCCCGCACCCGCACCGCCCGCCAGCAGCGCGACGCCAAGCGCGACGCCCGCCGCGAGTCCCTGTTCGTCCTGCTCGCCCGCGCACAGCGGGGCGCACCTCTCACCCCCGCCGAGGCCGGCCTGTTGCGCACCCACGTCGAGGCCGAACTCGCCGAGGGCGACCAGGCCCGCCGATCGGCCGCCGGGCAGTCCGCCGCCGTCCGCCGCGAGCAGCAGCGCACCCGCGCCGCCGAGGCCGCCATCGTCGAAGCCGAGGAGCACGCCCAGGAACGCGCCGAGCAGCAGCTCGCCAAGCGCGTCCAGGAGGCCGAGCAGCGGGCCGCCGAGCACGAGGCCGCGGCGCTCCGGTATGCGAACTACCTCGCAGCTGCGCAGCGGGAATGCGGGGCGCCGAACTGGCCCGCGCTCCCCGACACGATCAAGGCCCTTGCCGCCGAGCGTGACCGCGCCCTCGCACGCCTCAGCAAGTAGCACCAGGAGCAGCCACCGTGACAACCGCCCTCGACTACCCCCTCACCCCGTCACCTCTCGCCTACCGCGCCGACGACGACCTCGCCGCCGTCCGCGAGCAATGGGGCGACCTGCTCACCGCCATCGGCCAACGCCCGTTGCCCACATGGCCGCCACGCGAGCGCCGCGGATACCTCGACCAGCTCGCCGCCGACGACCGCACCGAGGACGACGAGCAGACCGTCGAGCCCGTCGTCGGCCGCCTTCCCCTCACCATCCGCGAGCACCCCGCCCCGCTCAACCTCGACGCCCTCGACGCCGCGGTCGAGGTCGAGCGCGCCCTGTTCGGCCTCGCTGACCGCGTTGCCGAGCAGGTACAGCGCTCCGTCCGCACCGTGCGCGACGGCCGCGGCCGGCACCTCACCGACCCCGATGACGCCGCCGACCCCGCACGGTGGCAGTACCAGGCGCCCACCTCGCCCGGATCACGCGCCTACGGGCTCCATTGGGCCGCCGTCTGGATTGCCGGCCGCGTACTCGACGAGGACGACGTCGGCGGCCTGTTCACCTCGATGCCCGCCCGCCTGCTCGACGAGGTCGCCGCCACCGCGCGCACCGCGCGCCGCACCGTCGAGCGCGCCCTCGGCCGTGACGGACGCACGACCGACCTTGCCGAGCCATGCCCCTGGTGTGGCGGACAACTCGCCGGCCACACCCGCCCAGGGGGCGAGCCGGGCGTCACCTGCTCGACCGGGCCCGACTGCACCGCGCCCGTCGAGACCGACCGCCGCGGGCGCCGCACATGGAAGGCCGCCGAGTTGGTCGACCTGTGGGTCGCCCTCGATGCCGCCCGCCGACGTACCGCCGAGGCGTAGCCCCGGGGGAGGATGCCCGGCCCAACTCCTGGGGGGCGTTGAGCAGTTGCTCGACGCCCCCTTTGTGATGTGACTTGTGAAGGCACTTGTGTAGCGACTTGTGAAGTGACTACAGTGGAGTTCTCGCCGAACCTCACTCGGCGGAACCGCCGGACCTCACCCGGCACACCACAACCAAGGGAGCAACCCCCATGGACACCTACGCACACGGCTACGGCTCAACCGGCCACTACGCCAAGCCCGGCACCCACACGAGCTACTGCGGGCGCGAACTCCAGCACACCCCCAACACCCCCGTAGCCGCACGTATCTGCACTCCGTGCGCCAAGGCCGAGAAGCGCGACCGTGTCGAGGCCGAGCAGGTCGCGGCCGACCGCGCCACCGACGGCCCCACCCTCGCCGAGCGCGCCCGCGTCCGGTACGCCACCGTCGGCACCGGCCGCCGTATCCACTTCTCGCCCAACGACGACACCCTTTGCGGCCGAGAGATCACCGAGTACATCAGCGGCGCCGACCTGCTCGCCCTGTTCAACAAGGGCCGCGAACTGTGCACCCCGTGCATCAAGGCCGCCGAACAGCGCGCCTACGCTCTGTCGCTGGCCGCCGTCTCGCCCCTCGCCGCCGCCGCGGTCGACCTCGCCTCGACCATCGAGCAGGCCGACGCCGAGAGCGAGCAGGAGGTCGCCGAGGCCGAGGCGCAGCAGGCCGCCGCCCTGGTCACCGAGGCTGAGCCCACCGACGGGACGTGGCGGGGCGAGTGGATCGGCGAGCAGCCGGCCGACAGCGTGCTGTTCCACGTCGAGGCCGGCGCCGAACAAGGCGCCCTGTTCGACGACCGTCTCGACGCCCTGCTCGCCAGTTCCCAGCAGCGCAATGCCGAGGTCGACGCGATGCTCGCCGAGGTGCGCGCCCTCGGCGCAGAGGTCGACGACTACGCCGCGAGCGTCGCGGAGTGGGGCGCCAAGGTCGATGCGTTGGTCGCCGAACGTGAGGCCACAAGCCCCGCCAAGCTGACTGCTTGCATGCAGTTCGAGCCGTCCGCGGTTGAGCGGGTCAAGGCCAAGGCTGACGCCGACCGTGCCGCGTACCGCGCCGAGATGGACGACCGCCAGGCAGCCGAGCACCACGCCCACGGTGCGCCTGTCCCGCCGGGCGTACAGTCCCGTATCGACGCCCGCACACCCTTGGCCGAGCAGGCCGTCGAGCCCCGTGTCGTCGAGGGCGTGATCGTGGCGCACAACGGCCGTACCAAGGGCACCGCGCCCAAGCACTCGACCGACCCGGACGCCCTCGCCGCCCTCGGCGCCCTGGGGACTCTCCGCTGTGCCGAGGTCACCGACCACACCGACATCAGCGCCCACCCGGGCGACGTCGGCCACACTCCGGAAGCTTGGGGGTTTCTGGTCGAGCCCCGCGGTAACGGACGCGTCGCCCTCTGCTGGGTCCAGGGAGGGCGCTACGTCGACCCCAGCGGCGAGCCGTGGGCCGTCGAACTGGAGATAGGCGCCGACAAGCTACGCAAGGCCGGTTGGCAGATTGAGCCCATGACCCGCCGATGCGTCTTTGCGTGGCGCCCCACCGAGTGAGTTCCCTTCGGCCCGCCCTCGCCCGAGGGCGGGCCCCGCATCAGCAATCGACAGGAGCAGCACGCATGAACGCACGCGACGAGCAGCCACAGAGCTTTGAGGAGCAGCGCGCCGCAGTCGAGCAGCGCCTCGCCGAGCAGGGTGTCGAGGCCACCCGCGCACCGGACCCAGCCCAGGCACGGGCCGCCCTCGACGCCCTGCTCGACGACCGCCCGCAGCTCGCCGCGCTCGCCCTGAACCTGCTTACGGCCGCGGTCGAGTCGGGCGCCGTGGTGACCGAGGGGCGTACATGGACGTCGGGTGACATCGTGCGCACCGTCCGCCGCAGCCGTCGCGACCAGATGCTCGCCGAGCGCAGCGCCGCTATCGCCGAGCAGTTCACGACCGAGCAGCAGCCGGCCGCACTCGCCCTCGCGCAGCTAGCTGAGACCCGCCAGAACGGGGAGAAGGCGAAGAAGGCCATGCCGTTCATGATCCGGCAGGCCGACGCCGTCGAGATCGAGGCGCCCGACATTGCCCGCCTGCTCGACGTGACGCCCTCCCACGTCTACGCCGTGTTGCGGAAGCTGCGCGAGGACCCCGGGGCGGTCGCGGTCGGCGAGGAGTGGCGCGACCAGCTGCTCACCGAATTGGCGAGGCACGAGGAGGAGGCCCAGGCCGCGCGCCGACGCAAGGCCGAGGAGCACGGCGAGCACGACCTCGCCGACGAAGACCTGTAGAAACAGCGCGGGCCCGGTCCGGCGACCTCACCGCCATACGGGCCCGACTAATCACGATGGGAGCAACCCCCACCATGACCACCGCCAACCCTACCCAGCAGCAGGCCAAGGCCCCGAACCTACCGCCGGCCGTCGGACGGTCCCTGTCCGTGCGCATCCTCGACGAAGGCATGTACGACGATCTACGCGTGATCATGCAGACCGGTTGCGACGCCTCGGCCGCCGTCCGACAGGCGTTGCTCATCCTCGCGAACGTGTACGACGGCGCATGGAAGCGCGGGCACTATCCGACCGGCGTCGCGCCCGAAATCGTGACGGCGAACATCAAGCCGTACCGCCCCGTCCGACAGCCTGACCAGGCCGTATGACAGCTGCGCGCCCCGCTGTATGACACGGCAGGGCGCGCGGTCGGGCTGCGTCAGCTAGTAGTGCAGACGGGCTGTCTAGTAAAGGCCGTTGTCACCCCCTGCGTCGGCATCACCGCAATGCCACGACGGGCGAACGACGACCGGTACGACGATCCCCAACGCCGTGAGCAGCGAAGCGAGAAACACGGCGTCAAGCACAGGCGAGACCGTCAAGACGATGACGATCACGATGACGAGCCCCAAAGGCCAACGCCTCGCCCGTGAACAGAAGAGGCGCATGCGCGCCATTGGGCGAGCCTGGCGGCTCGCACGGGAATTAGTCACAGCCATACCCCCAACCGTGGCTTCATGAGTGGCTTCCGATCCTCAGCGTCGGCCGACAAGAGGGCTTCTACGACCGTCATACGGCATGTGACACATTGAGCGCAATGAGTGAAATGCGATGTTTACCGGTTAGACGGTATGTATCGTTTCGGACAAACGGCGCCACGCGGCACAGAGGTAACTCACCTTGCGACGTTACCGTTCCGTGATCTAAAGTTGGGCCCGTCTTCGGCGTGCCCGGAAACGGACTGCGCACCACGCCCCGTCGCTTCCCCCCAGCGGCGGGGCGTTTCCTATGCCCGTGCGCGAGGAGGTGAGCCCGTGGCCCGCCCCATCGACGACCGCGACCGCGAGCAGGTCCGCAAGCTGCACGCCACAGGCAAGGCGCGCAACGAGATCGCCCGCGCGATCAACCGCAGCCCCTCGACCGTGTCGAAGATCGCCGCAGCGTTCGACCCCCCGCTCACGTTCGACCGCGCCGCCGAGGTCGCCGTCGCCACCCAAGTACGCCGCGCCGACCTTGCCGCGCGCCGCGCCGACCTCGCCATCACGCTGCACGACGTAGCCGAGCGCGAACTCGGCCGGCTGACCGAGCCACATCTGTACTTCGAGTGGGGCGGGAAGGATCACACCTACGCCGAGAAGTGGCAGGACGAACCCACCCCCGCAGACCGGCGCACCATGATGGCCACCGCGGGCGCAGCCCTCGACCGGTCACTCAAGTTGGCGCCGCCACGCGACGAGGCCGGCGAGCGCTCCCGTTCCGTTATCGGGCGAATCATGGAAGGACTCGCCCAGAACTACGCCGAGCGGCACGGCAGCGAGGCCCCCGATGATGCGTAGTGATGTCGCCCTGTCTGCGAAGCAGGAAGACAGCATCGTTGAGGCCACCGCATTCCTGAACGTGTGGGAAGGGTCGGTTCGTTCGGGGAAGACGATCGCCAGCCTGATCAGGTGGCTTGACCACGTCGCCAACCCGCCCACAGGCGGCGAGTTGGTCATGGTCGGTCGCACCCGCGACAGCCTCGCCCGGAACGCGTTCGGACCGCTCACGAACCCGGACGTGTTCGGCGAGCTCGCGCAAGATATCCACTACACCAACGGGGCCCCGACCGCGAACGTCCTCGGCCGTACCGTGCACACCCTCGGCGCCAACGACGCCCAGGCCGAACCGAAGGTACGAGGACTCACATGCGCCGGCGCGTACGTCGACGAGGCAACCACCCTCCCCAAGTCCTTCTTTGACCAACTCACCGCGCGTTGCTCCGTACCCGGTTCGAAGATCTTCGGGTCGACCAACCCGGATAACCCCGCGCACTGGCTACGCAGGGACTACCTACTCAGGCCGCGCGAGGCCCGACTCAGGTCATGGCATTTCCAACTCGACGACAACCCGGGCCTTGACGACGAGTACATAGAGCGGATCAAGGCCACCCACACCGGCCTGTTCTACAAGCGGAACGTACTTGGCCTGTGGGTCCAGGCCGAGGGCGCCATCTACGACATGTACGACGAGGCCGAGCACGTCGTCGACGACCTGCCCGCCATGCGGCGGAGCTGGATCGGCTTGGACTATGGAACCGTGAACGCCACGTCCGCGATCCTTCTCGGCGAGGGCGTCGACGGCCGCCTGTACGCATGCGCCGAGTGGCGCCACGACTCCCGCACCGCGCACCGGCAGATGACCGACGCCCAGTACTCGGCCGCACTGCGCAAGTGGGTAGCCGAGCAGGGCGTCGCCCCCGAGTGGACGTTCATCGACCCCAGCGCGGCGAGCTTCATCACGCAACTGTGGGCCGACTCGTACCCGGGCGTCGCCCGCGCCTCGAATGAAGTCGTGGACGGCATCCGGTCCGTGGCGAGCCTGCTCGGCGCCGACCTGCTCCGCATACACCGATCATGCGAGGGACTGCTCGCCGAACTTCCCGGTTACGTGTGGGACGAGTCCGCCGCCGACCGGGGCGAAGACAAGCCCGTCAAGCAAAACGATCACTCGTGCGACGCGCTGCGGTACGCCATCCACTCGACCGCCCACGAGTGGCGGCACCTGCTCACCCTCGCCGTGTAGGAGGTCGCCACCGCATGCCCGAGGCCCTGCTCGCCCTGCCCGTTTACCTCACCGTCGGCGACCACACAGTCAAGATCGGCGAACTCGCCCTCGCCCCCGGCGAGGCCGTACACAACGCCCTCGCCGCCTTCTTCCGCGACGTCGCCGCAGCTTGCGAAGCCAGCACAGAAGGGGGCGACGATGGCACTGCCTGAACCGGGCGCAGCGTGGCCGCCGCCGCAGTGGTCGGCGTACTACGCCGAGATGCGGCTCGATGACGCGTGGTACAGCGGCGACCGCATGCGTCTCGCCCGTCTCTACAGCCACAGCCCGCGCCCCGCGGAGCGGCGCCGTCTGTGGGGCCGCCGCGCCGCTGAGCAGCGCGTCGGCCGCGACCACCGCCTACATGTCCCCCTCGCCGGAGACATCGCGAGCACGTCGGCCGACCTGCTGTTCGCGGACATGCCGGCCGTGACCGTCACCGACCCCGCTACACAGGCCCGCCTCGACCAGCTGCTCGACGAGGGCCGCGCACAACAGGTGTTGCTCGGCGCCGCCGAGCAGGCCGCCGCCCTTTCGGGCGCGTTCCTGCGCATCACGTGGGACCGCGATCTCGCACCGCGCCCGCTCCTGTCCGTGGTGCAACCCGACGCCGCTATCCCCGAGTTCAGGTGGGGGATGCTGCGCGCCGTCAACTTCTGGCGCGAGCTGGAAGGCAGCACGAGCGGCACCACGTGGCGGCACATCGAGCGCCACGAGCCGGGCCGCATCGTGCACGCGCTCTACCAGGGCAGCGGCAACAACATCGGGCGCGCTGTGCCGCTCACGGAGCACCCGGAGACCGCCGAACTGGTCGACTCCCTCGACGCCGACGGGGTCAGCATCACCACCGGCATCCCCGACCTGACGGCCGTGTACGTGCCGAACATGACGCCCAACCGGTCCCACCGCGGGAGCTCGTTGGGGCGCAGCGACTACGCCGCCCCGGTGTACGACCTGTTTGACGCGCTCGACGAGACGTGGACGAGTTGGATGCGCGACATCCGCCTCGCCCGCGCCCGCTTGATCGTGCCGGACGGGTACCTACGGAGCGAAGGCACCGGCAACGGGGCGTCGTTCGACGAGGATCGCGAGGTATGGGCGAGCCTGCGCATTCCGCCCAACGAGGGCGCCGGCATCACTCTGGCCCAGTTCGCCATCCGAGTGGAGGAACACGCCCGTACCGCCGAGGCCACGATGCGCCAGGCTGCCCAGGCCGCCGGGTACTCGCCCCAGTCGTTCGGCCTCGACGGCCCCGGGCAGCCCGTCACCGCGACCGAAGTGGACAGCCGAGATCAGCGCTCGATGGTGACGAGGAAGAAGAAGGCCGGTCATTGGCGGTACGGCCTCGCCGACATCCTGCATGTCATGTTGCAGCTCGACGCCGTCCAGTTCGGGCAGCGCATCGCCCCGGAGCGGCCGGCCGTCGAGTTCGGCGATGGCGTCGCCGAGTCCGAGCAGGCCACCGCGACCACGCTCGACCTGCTCAACCGCGCGGGCGCCGTGTCCACCTCGACGAAGGTCAAGATCCTCCACCCTGAGTGGGACGACACCGCCGTCGAGGCCGAGGTCGCCGCGATCCTCGCCGAGACCGGGGCCGCCGCCCCCGACCCCGTCGGCACCTTCCCAGTGACACTGGCAAGTTGACGTTGCGCTGTCGTCTGCGGACCGTTGCGGCACTATTGGTATGGGCGTGCTGGCCGACCACAGCACGCCGGAGGGAGAGGCTGTGACTTGGGTCCAATGGGTAGCGGGACTTCTCTCGCCGCTGCTCGCTGGTTCGACTCTTCTTGCGCGTAGCGAACTGGTACGCACGGTGCTGAGAGAAATCCTCAGTCACCCAACTACCGAGTCGATCATTCGCATCTCTCAGCGGGAGTCCGAGCGATGACTCAGTCTCTCCCCGAGCCCTTGCCGGCGAACGCCGATACTGCGCCCGCCCCCGCGGCAAATCCCGTCGTGGCCGCAAGCGCCCCTGCCGCAGGCGATCTCACGGTCACGGTCGGCTCGCACTTCAAGATGATCTTTATCGTCATCGTGGGTCTCACCGTGATGTTCTGGGCAGTCCACTTCGGACTGCTCTTTACAACCGATCCTGAGAAGCCCGAGATCAAAGACGCACTTGAGACCACCAAGATCGCTGGATTCTCCAGCCTAGGGACGATCTTGGGCCTGCTCGGCGGGGCGGTGTCAGGCAAGCTCTGACACAGGTTGGGGGTGCGCCATACCTATTCATCCGGGCATGGTCGAGCCGCTGGCCGAGCGGACCCGCGATCTGTACGAGGAGGCCGAGCGGCGGCTGTTGGGCATCATCGCCCGGCAGCTCGCCGACGGCCTCGAAGCCCCCGGGTGGGCAACGCGGAAACTCTCCGCGGTTCAGCAGGTGCGCCGCACGTCACAGGCCATCGTCGACGAACTCGGCAAGGCCGTCACCCTCGACGTGTTCGACGCGGTCGCCCAGGCGTACAACACCGGCCACCGCGCCGCGGTCGCCGAAATCGGCGCCCTGTCCGACGACGCCCGCGCACTGGTCGACGACATCACCCCCAACGCCCAAGCCGTCGACCGCCTCGCACAAGAGACCGTCGACCGCCTCACCGCGACGCACCGCAGCATTCTGCGGGCCGTCCCCGACCAGTACCGCGCCATCGTCGCCGAGGTCACCGCAACGCCCCTGCTCGGCACCGGCACCCGCCGCCAGGCCACCCAGGACGCCATGCGCCGCTTTGCCGACGACGGCCTACGCTCGTTCACCGACCGCGCCGGCCGCCGTTGGCAGCTCACCAGCTACGCCGAGATGGCCGTACGGACCAGCGTTGGACGGGCGGCGACCGAAGCCCACATGCGCACCCTGACGACAGCCGGTGTCGAGTTGGTCGTCGTCTCCAACGCGCCGCGCGAATGCCCCCTGTGCCGCAAGTGGGAGGGCAAGGTACTGGCCATCAGCGGCCCGGACGGGGCGCGTACGGTCGAGGTCGAGCACGCCACTGACGACGGCCGCATGATCCCCGTAGAGGTCGCCGGATCGCTCGACGAGGCCCGCCGTGCCGGACTGCAACACCCCAACTGCCGACACAGCGTGTCCAGTTACACCCCAGGTATCACCCGCACCGAGGCCGCCGAGAGCGACCCCGCCGGGTACGAGGCCGGACAGCGGCAACGGGAGATCGAGCGGAACATCCGCAAGCACAAGAAGCGCGAGGCCGCCGCCGTCACCCCCGAAGCCCAGCAGGCCGCACGGGCGAAGGTGCGCCAGTGGCAAGGCGCCATGCGCGACCACCTCGCCACCCACCCCGACTTGCGCAGGCTGCGCCACCGCGAGCAGCCCGGCGCCTCGAACCTCCCCCGCAACACCCCTGCACCGCCCGGGGAGTTTACGGAGGCCGCGCGCATCCGGTCGGGCGATGCCCGCACACCGCGCGAGATGAGCGACCAGCAGCTCGCCGACGTCATGCGCACGGGAGTCCTCGACGAGCGCGACCGCGCCCGTATTGAGGTCGAGGCCGACCGGCGCGACCGCGACGACCTGCTCGCCCGTATCCGCCCCGGCGGACGCCTCGCCGCCGATCTCACCGCGTATTCCGACAGTGAACTCGCTCGCGTCTTCACGCACCTCGACGACGCCGACGGCTTGCGGATCATGGCGGAGATGGACCGGCGCGACCTTGCCACCCGCCTACCGGGCGTGCGCTCCGATCTGGTCGGACTGTCCGACGCAGACCTCGCCGCCCGCGCCCGCGGCGCCGGCCCGGACACCCTCGGTGACCTCGCCGCCGAAGCCCACCGGCGCGACCTGCTCGCCCGCCTGTTCCCCCACGGGCAGCTCACGGCCCAACTGGCCGAGTTGGCCGAGGACGAACTCGCATGGTGCATGCAGTACGCCACTAGCAACGAACTCGCCTCGATCGCCCGCGAGTTGGACCGCCGCGAACCCGTCTCGTTGCCCGCCCCGGCCGCGACCGGCGACGCCGTCGACGACCTGCTCGCCGACCGCGCCGCCCTCGACACCACCATGGACCCCGCCCCGCCTGCCGACGAGTGGGGCCGGTACGCCGACGACGACAGCGACCCGCTGCACACCACCGCGCCCACCGTCGGCGAGGTAGTCGACGAAGTCGAGGACGAGGCGCCGCGGATCACCCGCCGCGAGGCCCGCGAGATGTATGACGAATACGTCTACCGTCAGTACCTCCAGGCCGAAGAGGACTGCCGCGGCTACCTACTCAACAAGCAGTACGAGACGCAGCCCGTCGACCCGGTAAGCCTGTTCCGCGGCCCCGCCCGCATCGCCTACGCTCGCGCGTCCGACGAACTCAAGGCATGGTGGGCCCGTCACGGGCGCCTGACACAGGCCGAGTTCATCGAAAAGGCCACCGGCCAGCGCCAGCGTTGGGCCGAGGGCGCCCGCAAGAATGAGGCCGACCACCAGTACAAGCGATAA